CAACATTTCTTGATCGATCTCAACAGTAATTTCTTGCGCAAGAGCTTGCATGATTTCAGCTTGGATATCGATACCGTGAATTGCATTAGCATCTTGTTCTGCTTCGAAAGTCCAACGAGCTGACAATTTACGTGTCTTAGCTTCTACTGTTTCTTTCAAAATTTGGATGCTTAATTTGTTACCTGGAACACCTTCAAGACGTGCAGTAGAAGCAGCCGCAGGGTCAGCAGCAGATTCATTACCCGAATATGCTTTAGCAATTTCGAATGGACCTAATGCTTCAGTACCTGCCGTTACACCACCCGCTGTATTCGCATAACGAACACGCAAAGTATGAATTTGTCCTACTGGACCAGTCATAGGCTGAACACCCATGATTTCATTCGCAATAACAGTTGGCATTACGCGTCGAATCAACGGTAACATTACTTTGTTAAGAACTGCGATATTACCTGCTTGTGATGCACCTGCAGTTGCCGATTCACCCAAGTATTTACGAGTGTTTTCAAACACTTGATTCATACTAGAGCGGCGAGTGCCTGTCAGGCCCTCTAAAAGGGCTTCTTTAGTTGCGACCCAATTATTTTCAAATAGCTTTGTTGCCATTGTAAGTTTCTCCTAGATTACTTTTTAATTCCGGCTAAGGACAATATATGTTGCAATTCTGACGTTTCAAAAGAATCGTCAGCTCGAGTGACCTTCACTCTGTTACCTGTATTGGATGACAATGTAGCTTCGTTCAACTGAGCCTTAGAAGACACAGGTTTACGTTCAATTGCTTCATTTAGAACGCTTGGCAAATATTTGTTATATTGGCCTTGCAAATTCTGTGTCTGAACCGATTCAAGTAACTCTTTCATTACAGACTTCTTGTCCTTAGACAATGGGGCTAGTAATTCGTTCATGACTTTTTGTCTTACGACTAAGTCTTGAGTAGCACGTAGTTTGCTGTCCATTCTTTCCATAAGTCCAGTGCTCTTTTTAACAGATTCTGTCAATGAGGCAATTTTATTATTTTTAGTTTCGACAACTTTTTGCATTTTTCGTAATTCAGTACCTTCATTTAAATACGAAGTCATAAATTCGGCTGCAAAAGTTTCAAACATCTTACGGCCAAATTCGTTTTCTCGGGAAAGACGGATGTCATCCTTAAATTGACCAATTTCGCTACGCAATGTTTTTTCTATGTTTGACTCGATGATCCGAGCTGCACGTTTAATAAACTGTGTCTTAGTTTCTTGAAGTTTTAGTTTACCTTCGGTAACCATTTTAACTTTTTGTTCTACAAGAGATTTTTTATCAGAACGGAACTCGCGAATTTCTTCAGCTAGTTGCTTTAACAAAAAGTTCTCTAATTTACTAAAGTTTTCCTTCATTACTTTCTTTTCGGCATAGAATTCTTTCATTTCTTTTGCCACAGCTTCTGTTACGAATTTGTTTAGCATTCCTGTGTGTTGAGCGATTTTACCTTTGTAGGCAATGCGTTCTGTGACAAGTTTTCTCTTATCTTCGGCGAATTCCTCGAGTTCAACGCGGACTTTATCTGTTAAGAAACGATCCATTGTTTCTACTAGTGTACCTTTATCGTGTTCAAACTTACGTGCAAACTCTTCTCGGAGTGTTGCAGCAACTTCTTCACGAACTTCGGTTATTCTAGATTCCCATAAACCAACGATCTGATTTCTAGAATCTTCGGATAGTCCAACGCTTTCGCTCAAGATTTCATCAATTTTTTTTTGCCATCCTGAGTTCTCCTAAATTTTTAACTCTTGAATAAATCTGTGAAGGTCTTTAATAAGCTGTTTCTGAGCAGAGGACTCGGTCAATGCACTTCTTGCAGTGTCCATTACACGTGAACCACCCTTCATATTAAATAAACTTTCATATATTGTTCTCGGAAATGCATTTGGCGCGCTGGGTTGCGCTACAATATCAACTGTGATAATTTCGAAATCAGAAACTGCACCGTTGTCATCGACATTTCCAGAACCACGGGAAGAAACTCCCAACTTTGCACCCGACAGCAATAGTGTCTTTACAATATTGCCCATCGGAGTTGGAACAATCTTCAACTTTCCGTATCCATCTGCCCCATCCATCCACATTTCTGTAATTAGATGAGATACACGGTCAAGATTGATAGAAAGCTCTTCCGGGTGATCACATTCACCTAAAATTGGAGTAGGATGATCACCAGTGAGTTTCTTATTCATTTCATTGACTGCTCTTACAATCTCCCTCGCCGGGTATACCCGTTGATTTTGATTTCTGATATCGCCCTGTATGAATATACCTTTCATGCAAAGGTCTTTACCACCAGTTTTTTCATTAGATTCTTCAAGAATAGACATCCTTGCTTGGTCAAATGTTCGATATTCAAATAACTTATTTGTATTTATACTCATACTTGTCCTATGAACCTTTTCGCCGCAAAGTTATGCATACCTGAC